ACATCAAGTCCCCACAGGACACCATGCGTGAGCGTGCCCATCTCGGTTCCTCGACGTGGATCGAGGCACCCACCATGCTCAACGACTTCGTCATCGGAGCGTCGATCGGCCAGGGGCCGTCGAGCTTCGAACGCGAGGTCGGCTCCGAGGCTCGCATTCGCCGCATCAACCCGGCGCAAGTCTCCGACTAGTTCGTCTTCAGCGTGGGTTCCCGCCGACCTTTGCTGAAGGCCAAGGCGGGAGCCGGTAACCCTCATCCGCCGGGGGTTGCCCCGGCTCCCGCCGCTTCCGTGCGCCCCGGTGGAGCGCCCGGTCGTCCAGTTTCCAACATCGGCAGATACCTGATCAAGCCAACAGCGGAGGTGGACACCGGGTACGAGATGATCAACACCGACCCGAACGTGCTCAAGGAGGTACACCAGAAGTACCTCAAGGCCGGTCAGTTGCCACCGGCTCTACAGCCGAAGTTCCTCCGTAAGCCAGAGGTGATGGAGGCGGGGCGGTCCAAGGCCATCTCCCGAGGTTGGCGCAAGCCAAGAAGTCGGCAGGGATGACATGCCGATCGGGCCGAGGCGCAAGCAACTGCCACTGTCCAAGCGGGTGGGCAAGAAGGTGGTCGTCCATCCCGACTCCCGTGGCACCAACCAGTCCGGGATCGTCACCGACAAGAAGCCCCAGTTTGCGACCACGAACCTGAGCCGTGCCCTGTGGATGATGCCCAACCGCTCTGACCAAGGAGACTGGACATGAGCCAGCAACCGAGCTTGTTCAAGGCCGGTGAGTTGAAGAACCTGGCCCGTCAGTTTGACCCGGTCAGCCACGTAGCCGAGGGCGCTGCCTCTTACCAGGCCGAACAGGGCAAGACGTTCCGCACGGGTGGCCTCGGTGACGTGCATCGTGACCCGGAGGCCGGTCACGCCACCTACCTGGCCTACCGCGACGCCATGGACGCCTCCGACACACCGGCCAGCACCGACACGCCCAAGCTGCGTGAGAGCTACGAGGCGATGCGTGAGCATGTCGGGCGTCAGTACGAGCACATGACCAAGCCCAAGGAGCAGGGCGGCATGGGGATGACCCATGAGGTCACGTCCAGCGACCCCTACGAGACGCCTGCCCACATGGCCGAGGACGTGCGACAGGGCCGTATCAAGACCTTCGCCACCGCCTCCACCGGCCCGCACGAACTGTTCACCGACGAAGAGAACGACAAGTTCCGGGCCGTCCACGACGTGTTCGGTCACGCATCCATCGGTCGGGGCTTCTCCCGTGACTCCGAGGAAGCGGCCTTCCAGGCCCACCGCCAGATGTTCCCTGCGGCGGCTCACGCCGCTCTAGCCTCCGAGACACGGGGTCAGAACTCGTATCTCAACTACTCCCCGGAGAACACCTTCGCCTCACAGGAGGGCCGTCTCGTCGGCCTGCCGTCGTGGGCCAGCAAGAAGGGCCAGACACCTGACCGGCGTAGCCCGTACAAGGGTGGCGATGCTCCAGCCCAGCCAGCGCCCGAGCAGGGCCAACTGTTCGACCCGGCCGACCATCCCGTCCGCAAGTCGGTGCTCTCCGATCAGATGCAGACCATCGGGCAGAAGCGCCGCGAGGACGACCAGATCGCCACCAGCGTGCAGCAGCAACAGGGCAACTGGGACGCGCAGTACGGCAGAAAGAGGGCGTAGTGGCTATTCGCAAGAAGGCAGCACAGCCGAGTCCGTTGACCAACCCCACCGGGTCAGCGGTTGTCGCCTCTTCGTCTCCTGATGCCTCGGGAGAGGGCTTCTACCAGGGACTTGTCGGCCGCAAGAGTGGGCGTCCATCGCCTCGTCCTGGTGGTCACGGTCGGACGTTGCCTCGGCACGAAGCAGTCATGGCGGCGCACGGGTTGATCGACCAGGGCGCTGCCGACCCCAACCAGGGGCAACTGTTCGCTCCGCATGAGCTTCCCCAGGCCGAGACGGCCAAGGCTCTCGCCCTCAAGGCTGGGGTGGCCCCGCCGCTGCTCGGTAGCCGTCCTGGGTTCATGCCCGAGGTGTACGAGCGCACCCAGGGTGGGCCTCATATCTCCACACCCGAAGCCCACAAGATCATGAAGGCCGGGATCAACCGCACGACGGGCTTCGATCTTCCCGGGCCATCGGCAGGTGACGCCGTCAAGGCGCAGATCGCCGCAGCTACGCACCTCGCTCCAGGGAAGTGGTCCGAAGACGCCATAGCGGACATCGACCGTCCCCGAAACGGCCCTATCGCACAGATGATGCATGAGCGCCGTCTGACTGCGTCCTTGGCCCCCCGGGAGGGCACCAACTGGTACGCCACCGTTCGTCAGCGTTCCACCACCCCTGCTGACAACCCCAACCAGGGTCGGTTGGAGATCGATGAGGGCACCGCCACCAAGATGATTGCTTCGGCGGCGCGTGGTACCGGCACCAACTACCCGCAGATGGCCCGAGCGACGGCGATCACCAGCCCTCGCACGGCCTGGACGATGGGCACGCCAGGCACTGATGACTACGAGCAGCCGAACGTCGATTCGGCTCGCAACGTGGTGCATGACACGTTGGAGGCCAAGGCTGTGTCGGAGCAACTGGACATTCCGGTGGACTACCACGAAATCGGCATGACGGCGAAGGGTGAGACACCAGGCCAGCACAAGGCCAAGGCAGCGGTGGACCTCGCCACCAAGGAGCCGACCGATCCGATCCACATCGCGGAGATCCAGTCGCAGAAAGTGCCCAACTTCAACCAGAGCCTGAACCTGGCGAACCCCTCCCAGGCCGTGCGCCGTCAGGCGGCGCTGTCGTACACCCCCGACTCCCACGACGCCCGCTCGACGGGCAAGGACGAGGACATCCTCAAGACCCCTGGCGGCATCGGCGTGGTGAAGATGACCGGGCGGCGGTCGTCCCTGGCCGAGAGCGAGTTGGCCCCGATGTACCAGTCCAAGGTGTGGATGGGACGCAAGTCCCTCGACCCCGAGCCGTTGGGGCGCACCTCCATGCTGGAGAAGACTCGGGGCGGCAAGATTCGTCCGCGCCCCGAGCAAGTTCCCGGGCATATTGCCCCCGATCAGTTCGCTGGGCGCTCTCCCACTGCCGAACGACTAGGTCTGGAGTTCTGATGGCCGAACGACGAGAGACACACCCCAACCGCCAGGTAGGTCGCTCGCGCTTTCGGGGACCGGAGTTCGATGCGCTCGCCCGGTCGATGGCCCACCACCCTTCGGTCGGCCCGCCCGACCCGAAGTGGAACAAGGTCAAGCCCAACTTCGAAGGCATCGCCATGAACGAAGACCCCGATGCCTACGACCGTGAACGTGATCGGCGGCGTGGTGGCTGATGCCTGCTCATGAGAATCTCCACAGCGGTCAGTTCAAGGCTTCTGGCTTGGTGTCTACGCCTACGCCTGACGGCGGGGCCAATCCCCACACTGCTGGGATGGTCATCCAGAACAACTGGGAGGCGCTGCGTGACTCCGGTATGAGCGCCGAGGACGCCACTGCCCAGCTTCACAACCTGACCCCACCGACGCCCACTCCTGGCCCGTGGAGCGGCCTTCCTTTCCCGGGATCGGCGCAGTTCAACAGCGACCCCAATCAGGCCACTATGAGCGGGCCGACGATCCCAGCGACCGTGCGTGCGCCCGCCGTGACTCCCACATGGAACCCCGGCCCCAGCTTGGGCAGCACCATCGTGCAGAACCTGACGCACTTCTCTCGTCCTCCGACCACGCCCACCAACAGCTACGGACAAGTCGGACAGATCCTCAACCGCCGTGTGGTTGACCAGGCATAGGGTGGTATCACAATGTCCAGAGGACAACGCAGCGAGCACGATCCCAGCCGCCAGGTCAGCGCCGAGAACTTCGGCGTCGGTGACACTGTCCACGTCCCAGGGCACGGTGCCTTCACTGTCGATTCCAAGGGCAAGCGCTACTTCACGGGCATCGATCCCAGCGGCAAGCGCCTTGGTCAGACCGGTGTCGGACTGGTCAGAGGCCAGGGGATGAAGGGCACCAAGCCATGGCGAGTACAGAAAGGGGCTGAGTAATGGCCGAACGAGCACAACACACCGACCCCAAGGACAAGGGGTCTTTCAGCAAGGGCAAGAAGGAAGCGCCCAAGCACAAGGCACCCTCGACGGTGAAGGACACCGCCAAGACCCGTGAGGCCAAGCGCTCCAAGGGTGGACGGGAGCGCTGATGCCAGGAGGCAAGAAGCCAGGCCCGTCGATCAAGAAGCCCGACGAGTACGAGGCGTTGAAGGAAGAGGGCTACTCCAAGAGCAAGGCCGCAGCCATCTCCAACGAGGCGGCGAAGGGTCCAGCGGCCCGATCACGGATGGCGAAGAAGGCCGCACGAACGAGGGCCAAGGGGTAGGTCATGGCTAGCGAGTTCCGTGGCGAGGTGCGGCCCCGGCGTCAGCCGGTCCAGCACCACATCGTCACGAACGCGGCCACCCACATCAGCCGCCCGGTGGAGGACCCCTTCCCACCCATCAGCAACACGCAGTTCCCGCAGTTGTACATTCGATCACCGACCAAGAACGCATACCGCAGTTACATGAGGATGAAGTCGCCCTACTCCAGGCAGCGACTCTGAGCAAGGAGAACACCACCATGGCTGAAGCAACCGACACCGGCACCGCCAACCCCGACCCCAACGCCACCAAGCGCGACGAACTCAAGGCCAAGCTCAGTGAGGGCTTCGAAGCCGTCAAGGCCGAGGTCGCCCAGCGTCTCGACCAGTTGCTGGACGAACTGGGAGCGTTGATCTGATGGCGAGCGGACACGGCGTACCCAAGCCTGACAAGGCCAATCACCCCAGCCGCAAGGTCGAACGCTCCAGCTACGGCCTGGCGGGAGCGATGGATGCCCGCTCTCGCGAGTACGACCGCGCTCGCAGCGGCAAGATGTCACCGGAAGAAGCGCGCCGGGTTGACATCAATCTCAAGCGCCTGAGCTAGGACACCATGACCGTTGCCTTCTACGGCGGCTCCTACCGCGCCGCCGCCAATGACCTGACCATCGCCATCAGCCCTCTCGGGCTGGTGGAGTTGGCCGACGAAGAGTTCGAAGTCCACGGTCCCCGCCTCAACCGCTACGCCAACAACTGGGCCTGGTACCTGGGTCACCACTGGGCCTACAAGCGCGAGATCGGTGAGCCGCAACTCACCTTCAACTGGATCAAGGCCTTCTCGGACTACCTCGTCAACTTCTCGTTCTCCAAGGGGGTGAACTTCCACAGCCCCGAGGCCACGGCGGCGATCGTGCCGTACACGCTCAAGGAAGTGTGGGAAGTTCATAACAACAAGCAGCAAGTGATGATGGAGGTCGCCCAGCTTGGCAGCGTCTCCGGGGACTGCTTCGTGAAAGTGGCCTATGAGCCGCCCTACGTGGACGCTGCCGGTGTCCCGATGGAGGGCCGCATCCGAATCCTCCCTATCAACCCGGCCTTCTGCTTCCCGGAGTGGCATCCCCACGACCGTTCCCGGATGATCCGCTTCAAGACGAAGTACAAGTTCTGGGGATCAGCCCAGGATGGCACCCGTCAGGTGATGACATACGTCGAACTGATGACGGAAGACATGATCGAGGAATACATCAACGACGAGTTGATCGACTCCCGGCCCAACCCCATCGGTGAGATCGCCGTCGCCTTCTGCCCCAACATCGCCGTCGCCTCGTCGCCCTGGGGCCTCTCGGACGTTCAGGACATCATCAGCCTGAACCGTGAGTACAACGAGAAGGCCACCGAGATCAGCGACATCATCAACTACCACGCCTCCCCGGTGACGGTGATCACGGGAGCCAAGGCCTCCAATCTGGAGAAGGGGCCTCGCAAGGTGTGGGCGGTGAACAACAAGGACGCCAAGATCACCCAGTTGGAGCTACAGACGAACTTCACCGGGCCGCTCGGCTACATGGAGTTGCTGAAGCAGTCGATGCATGAGCTAACCGGGGTACCAGCCCAGGCTCTCGGCACGATGCAGCCGATCTCCAACACCTCGGGCGTCGCTCTGGCGATCCAGTACCAGCCGCTGATGCTCAAGCATGAGCGCAAGGCTGTCAACTACACCCGGCTGTTCGAACGGGTCAACGAACTGGTGATGCGCCACGCCTTCGTGTTCGCTCCCGAGTTGACCGTCTACAACCCGGTTCTGTCGTCCACGTACCTCAAGCCCGACCAGATGCCGCAACTCGACCCATCGATGCCGGTCAGCTACCGCACGTACGTGGACTGGCCCAGCCCGATGCCCATCGACAAGCTGCTCAAGATCAACGAGATCCAGGCACTGATGGCGATGAACCTTGAATCCCGCCGTGGCGCACTACGTGACCTGGGCGTTCAGTTCCCCGACCAGAAGATCAGGGAGATCTTCGAAGAGGTCATGGAGGACGCCAAGGAGCAGGGAGCGCTCTCGCTCATCCAGAGCCAGATCGCGGCCTTCAACATGATGGCGACGGGCATGACACCGGACGGTCAGCCGCTGATGGGTGCCGATGCCGAGGGCAACCCCGTCCCGGCGACGCCTCCTGTCAACCCGGAGATCGCCCAAGAGCTTCAGTTCTTGGCCTACGGAGGGATGCCACCGCAGATGGCCGACTTCGAGAGCGACGACCTGTCGTGAGCGTCCCTTAGCCCCCTTACCCAGGGCTGAGATACCCCACTATCAACTGCAGACGTGATATAAGTAACTCGGGCGCAAGCCCTCGGACAACACCTGAGGATCATGAGCAACGCCAACGCAACCACGGAGAACAGCGGAGACACCGGAAGTGGCTTCCTCACGGGCGTGCAGCCCGCGCAGCCACGGATGGCGGCGGATTGGGCGCAGCAACAGCGACCCGACCAGGCCGTCAGCCAGCCCGTCAGTGTTTCCAACGGCGCACCCACCCAGGAGCAGCGACCGGCCTACCGATGGACCGACGAGGACATCGAGAACGCCCGGAAGCAAGAGAAAGACAAGCTGTACGGCCGTATCGAGGACGTGCAGACCCAACTCAAGCAACTCCAAGAAGCGCGTGAGGCCGAGCAGGCCGAGCGTGAGCGCCTCGCCAAGGAAGCCGACGACGCCCGTCGTCTGCGTGAAGAGGGCGAGATGGAGACACGCGAGTTGCTCACCAAGCGCGAGAGCGAGTGGCGAGATGAGATCCAGAAGCTGAACGCACGGTACGACGCCGACCGCGAGGTGTTCCAGAAGGAGCGCCAACTGGCCGACGCCGAGCTTTACCGGCGTGACCGAATCGCCCAAGAGGCGAACGACATCCTGCCCGAGCTTCGTGACTTCATCACGGGTTCGACGCCGGATGAGATCGACCAGTCGATAGAGATGATGAAGGCCCGCACGGCCTCCGTCGTCGCCAACTTCGTGGCTGCGGAACCGCCTCCGGTACCGTATCAACCACGGGGAGCCTCACCCACGGCTCCACCTGTAGGACCAATGGAACAACTGCCGTCGTATGAATCGTTGACGCCCGAGGACATCAAGGGCATGGACATGGACACGTACAAGCGATACCGGAATCAACTCCTGCAAGCGACTAGCCAGGCCAACCGCCGAGGCTAGTGGGTAACTCAACACCCACATAGGGGACCGCCCAGCGGGACCCGCGCTCCACAAGGAGATCCACCATGGCCGCAGGTACTGGCCTGGGTGGCGAACTGCCTGTTGTATCCGGTATCACCGGTACCACGCGGGTCGCCCCCGGAGGTCCCTACTCCAACTACGACGTTGCCATCGGCTACAAGGGCCTGGCAACCATGGACAACACGCCTGTCGGCTACTCGGGTTCGGTTGCGACCGGCTCGACCATGCTGGGACCGGCGATCCAAACGATCTGGTCGAAGGAGATCCTCTTCCAGTCGATGCCGGTGCTGCGTTTCGAGCAGTTCGCCGTGAAGAAGCAGGAACTGGGCACCATGCCTGGCCTCACTGTCAACTTCATGCGCTACAACAACCTCCCGATGCCTGCTGGGCCTCTGGTGGAAGGCGTCCGCATGAAGACCCACGCGATCACGGCCAACCAGTACGCGATCACCGTGCAGGAGCAGGGCTTCGCCGTCGCTGTCTCGGAGTTGCTGCTCAACGCCAGCTTCGATGACATCATGGCCTCGGCCTCACGTCTGCTCGGCCGGAACATGGCGCTGTACATGGACGGCCAGGCGCGCTCGACGCTCGCCCGTGCGTCGTCCGTGGTCTTCGGCTATCAGAAGCCGACCGCCATCAACGTCGGCTACGGCGTGTACGAGGGCGGCACCCCCGCCACCGGCCTCGCCCAGGTCACCACGTCGGCCGGTACCGGCGCTCTGGACGACAACTTCTGGCTGACGCCCTACAGCATCAAGGACGCCGTCGAGGTGCTCGCCTCCAAGAACGTGCCACGGCTCGGGGAGACGTACGTCTGCTTCATCCACCCGCACCAGTCACGTCGTCTGCGTGATACGCCCGAATGGATCGAGGTCACGAAATACGCCGCACCCGGGAACTTCATGCTGGGGGAGATCGGCCGCTTGGACGACGTGGTCTTCATCGAGACGACGCAGATCTCCAACCCGCTCGCCGGTACGGCCGACGCCACCGACCTGTGGCCGCAGCTTCCCGGTGGCAACCTCACCTCGGTCAACCCGTTCAACCCGGACTGGCGTGGCACGGCGCTCGGCTACAAGGGCGGCGACGCTCTCGGCGCTGGCGACCTCTCGCCGTTCGCTGACCTGGACGACACCAACGGGACGCTGGACGACCTGCCGACCGGTGAGACGGCGCTTCCCGGATGGGGCGAGCCGTGGGGTCCGAGCAACGGCGTCTACGAGGCGATCATGCTGGGCGACAACGCCTTCGGCCATGCCATCTCGCTGCCGGTCGAACTCCGCGACGGCGGCGTGCTCGACTTCGGTCGTGAGCACGCTCTGGCCTGGTACTCCATTTGGGGTTGGGGTGTCGTGACGGACTCGTCCGTCGTGAAGATCATCACCAACTAGGTCCAACGCAGCGCGAGTGGGTGAAGGGGTCAAACCCTTCACCCACGCTGTCGATACGGAGGTATCACATGAGCATCGTCGCAGTGCATGGCCCGAACACCTGGGGTTCTCGCGGCGTCCAGGAAGCCGGTCCCGTCATGGGCACGGTCAACAGCACCAACGGGATGAAGTGGGACTTCAAGCTCGACCAGAGCACCACCCGACCGGACCAAGACTTCTCCTGGGCCTTCCCGCCTGACGGCACCCCCACGCCGCAGACAGTGGCGAACCCGGCCGAGGTCACCTACGCCGCAGTCGGCACCACTTTCGGTGATCCCACCCGGCCGACCCAGCCGACCAAGACGGCCACGTTGACCGTCACCAACGTGTCGCGCACCGTCAGCAACAAGGCGCTGGCAAGCAACGTCGCCACGCTCACCACGTCGGCCACGCACGGCTTCAAGGTCGGCCAGTCGGTCGTCATCACCGGCATGGTCGCTCCCTTCAATGGGACGTTCACCATCGCCTCGACGCCCAGCGGCACCACGTTCACCTTCCCCTGTGTGGGGGCCGATGTCACTTCGACGGCGTCGGGCGGCACCGTGACCTCTGACTCGGCGCAGTACCCGGCAGCGGGTACCTACCCCACCACCGTTCCGGTGGCAACGGGCACCGGTCCTTCGGCCGGTCTGCAGTCGGCACCCCCCTCTGGCGACGACGGTGAGGAAGAGATCCCGGTCGGCTATGACCCGGCCGCTCACAGCGTGGACGAGGTCAAGGAGTTCGTCACCGAGCACCCCGACGAGGCGCAGGACATCTTCGACCTGGAAGAAACCGGCAAGGCACGCGTCACTCTGCTGGACTGGCTGAACGACTTTCTGACGTAATCCAAGGAGAATCACCAACGTGGCACAACGAACTGCACCATCAGCCGAGATCGAAGTCGATCAGGAGGAAGAGAGCCAGGTCACCCGGCCCTCTGATCTCGGGTTCCCCGCTGCTCCCACGCAGTCGGGTCCCATCCCGGTCCACCGGGAGATCGAAGTCGAGTCGGTCGAACCACCCAAGGCCGAGGTTGATCAGTCGGGGATGGTCGAGATCCGCATGGCCGAGACGATCGAAGAGTTCACCTACGGGAATCCGCACTACACGTACCGGCTGGAGGCCGGGAAGCGCTACCGCATCCCCGTCGATGTAGCTCGCTACCTCCACGCACTGGGCTACATCTACTCGCGATAGGAGCAGTCCGATGGCTCGGGCACAACTGATACACGACGGGTTCCTGGTTCCCAACGCCGCTGGCGTATCCAGCCCTCGGATGGCCGAGCCTGACCAGATCGACTTCAACACGGTCGCCCACGCTCTGTGGGGGGTGATCGAAGGGTGCCTGGTGACGGTGTCAGCGTCCACGGCATCCACCCTCGGCGGGCTGGCGCTCGTCAACGGCAAGATGGTGCGAGTCTCCAACTCGTCCCTGAACCTGGGTATCGGCGGCGCTCTGGATCGCTTCGACCTGATCGTGGTCGATGAGGCTGGGACCCTGGGAGTGATCCAGGGCATCGAAGCCAACGACCCGGTGTTCAAGGACGTGCCGCTGAACAATACGGTGCTGGCGTCGGTCTTCGTGCCCACTGGCACGTCGAACCTCTCCGACAACGTGGTGGACAAGCGGAAGTTCATCGCCAAGTCGCTGCTCACCAAGATCAGCACGGGCGATCCGCTGGTGCAGAACCTCAACAACACCGGCAACCACTACAAGATGCTCGGTGACGGCTCCACGTCGTGGGAGGACGACACGTTCATGGAGCGGGTCGGGGTGGCGACGCTCCGCATCCGCAACCACCTCAATCTCAGTGGGAACCTGGCCGCGGTCGGAAACCTGACGGGCGCTGCCCTGACGGTGACCGACCGCGTCACGGGTTCCAACATCATCGCTGGCACGGCGCTCCCCGGCACGGCGCTGCCCGGGACGATCTTCCAGAACGAATCGACCGGCCGTATCTACGTCCGTCAGGGCGGGTTCTGGAAGGAGATCGCCACCACCGAAGCCACGGTGCCGGTGGGCACGATCATCCTCAGCGCCCAGCCCAAGACGTTCATGACGCCGCTCGGGTGGGTGCCACTCGACGGAGCCACCATCTCCGAGACGCAGTACCCGTCGCTGTTCGCCATCGCTGGCCTGGGCACGATCACCGGAGCGGCCGGGAGTCGGTCGATGAAGCTCCACGACGCCACCAACCGCGTGCTGCTCACGAACTGGACCAAGACCGTGATGACCGAGGGTGGACCGGCCACCAACAAGATCACCCTGGCCGTGGCTCAGATGCCAGCGCACGACCATGACGTGACGGTCACGAACGGTGGCGGCGGCAAGCAGACCGTGGGCATGTCCCGAGAAGGCAGCCACGTCCACTCCATGGTGGCTGGCGGCAACCACATCCACTGGGTCAACGAACACCCGCACGTCCATGAGGGGATGGACAACTACGGCACGCCAGCGCCGGTCATCGCCGTGGCCTGGGGCGGGCGCAATAAGATCGACGCCCTGTTCAACGACCGCAACCACACCTACTCAGTCGAGAAGGCGCAGTGGACGATGCCCGCCATCGGTGAGGTCGATGTGTTGGAGCAAGGCTCCCAGCACTCGCACACGCTGAACGCCAACGGCGACCACACGCACACGGGCACGGTGTCCGACGCTCCCATCCACACCCACCCGGTCACCGAGGTAACCAAGGGATCGGGTGCCGAGATCGATATCACCCCCG